CGCTTCAAGAACTGTTTGCAATGGACATGCGACGGCTGGGGCAGCGATACGCCTGCCTCTGGTCCAAAGAAGGGGTGGATGAATGGGCCTCACGTTACGACCTTACCAAGAACAAGCCGCCGACTTCCTGTTCGAGCGAGACCGCGCAATGATCCTAGCGCCTGTGGGCGCAGGCAAGACGGCCATCACGCTGACGGCCATGACCGAGCTGCTTGCTGAGGGGCACGTCAAGCGGTGGTTGGTGCTGGCCCCCAAGCGCGTCTGCACGGACGTGTGGCCGGTTGAGCAACCCAAGTGGGCTCCAGACTTCGAGATCGCCATCGCCACTGGGACGCCAGCGCAGCGTCAAGCAGCGTTTGACAGCGCCGCCCCCATCGTGGTGACCAATTACGACAACATCCAATCGCTGCCGGATCTGTCGGGCTTTGACGGCGTTGTCTTTGACGAACTGACGCGGCTCAAGAATCCCAGCGGCAAACGCTTCAAGGCGCTGCTGGCGCACCTCGACAAGATCCCGTTCCGGTGGGGCCTGACCGGCTCGTTCACGTCCAACGGGCTCGAAGACGTATTCGGCCAGTGCAAGGTGATCGACCAGTCGCTGCTGGGCCGCGCCAAGGGCGCGTTCCTCCAGAAGTACTTCGTGTGCGTTAACCGCGACTTCGGCGACTGGCAACCGCGCAAGGGCGCGTTGGAGCAAGTCATGGACGCCATTCGCCCGGCAACCTTTGTGCTGGAGCCGGGCGAGTACAGCGACAAACTGCCGCAGCTACATGTTGTGGAAATGCGCTGCGACATGGCCGACCGCAAGCCCTACGAAAAGATGAAGCGCGATTTCGTGCTGGAGTACGGCGAGGACCGGGTCATCGCGGCGAACGCCGCCGCCGTGACGAACAAACTCCAACAGATGGCGTCGGGGTTCGTCTACGACAGCAAGACGGAAGCGTCGGAGGAAAAGGGAAAGTTTCACATGAAACAAAAGGTTATCTGGTTTTCGACGCACAAGTTTGAACTGATCGAGGAAGTTCTGAACGAGAACCAGCGCGCCAACACGATCATCGTCTACAACTACAAGGAGGAGCTGGCCGAGCTAAAGCGCCGCTATCCGCAGGCGCGGACGATTGACGACTTCAACGCCATTAAGCGGTGGAACGCGGGCGAGATCGAACTGTTGCTGATCCACCCCAAGTCGGCGGGGCACGGCCTGAACCTCCAGTTTGGCGGGTGCAAGATCATCTTCTTGTCCATGCCCTGGTCGCTGGAGTTGTTCGAACAGACGGTGGGGCGCCTGCACCGCAGCGGCCAGACGAAGGATGTCTGGTGCTATTTGCTGATCTGTAATAAAACAATAGACGAACGGATTTGGATCGCGCTTCAGGACAAGCGGGCGATCTCAGACATAGCACTTGAGGAACTGAAGGTATGAACTGGCGAGAAATCAATAAAGTGTTGCCTGATCTGGACGAGGACGCTGTCCTGCGTCTGCTAGACAAGGAGCGCAAGGGCGAACAGCGCCAGACCGTGCTGATTCGACTGCACCAACGCTACACGATGCTGCGGGCGGCGCGGGAGCGCATGGAGATCCTCGGCAACGCCGAGTTCCCCAAGGTGATGGCGCTCACTTAGCGCACCAGCCTTCGCGGCGGGCGTTGTTCTGCTTGACCTCGATGATGGTTGCCGTGGTGTCCTTGGACGACCACGACACGTCCTTCCAGACGGTGCAGACCGCGCCGTTAGTCTCGACGGTGCTGGTCAGGGTCACGCACCCGGTCAGGGGACAGATCAAGAGCATCAGAAGCGCCAAACGCATTGCGTGTTCTCCGTAGCACGTCCGCCGTCGCAGCAGCCTCGATCTCGGCCACCGCGTCCGCGCGGATCTTGTAGTAGACGCCGGTTAGCGTCATCAAGATGATGACGCCGATGATGGCGTAGCGCCCGACCGGCGTGAACAACAGGCTAAACACCGTGCTGATCCATGTTCTTTTTGCGCCAGTACCAGATGGCCCCACCAAGCCCCACGACCGCCGCCATAGCGACAAAGTTCGGGTTGCCGAGTAGGCCCACAAATTGATCCGCCACGTCAGACGCATCTTTCGCCTGTGCAGCGATCTCCTTAGCTGCGCCCAGACCTCCAAGCCCTGCCGTGAGTAGCGCCGCGTTACCTTGCTTGCTGTCCGCCATTGTTCGTGCAGGAACTGGATCGGGATCGGTGCGTTGCTCATGCTCTTCCACATGCTGGTCTGCGCTCCACCACGCACCCGCCGCCTGGCGACGGCGCACGAGCCCCGGCAGCACCTTGCCGCCGCCTTTGGTCCATTTCATCAACTCGGCAGGCACCGCGTCAAGATCGCCAGCGTTGACCTTTTTGAGCATCGTGGACGACTTGAGGTTGCCGACGCCCGCGTTGTAGGCGAAGTCCACGAGAACATCGAACTGGTTCTGGGTCAGTTTGACCTTGACCAAATCTATCACGGCGGTTTCGTACTTGACGATGTCGCGCTTGAGAATGTCTTCGGCCTGCGCCTGCGTGATGGTCATGCCATCCACAACCTGGGGAGCGCCCGCAGCCGAGGTGTGGCCGTAGCCGATGGTGCAGACGCCCGCTGGGCAACGGTACGCCTTCAGCTTGCAGCCTTCAAACTTCTTGAGCAGGTTGTCGAGACCGCCTTGGCTCATGTGCATGGCTACTTTTCCTCGATGTTGAACGTCAGGTTCTTGTGGTCCGGGTACGCGATCACGACGTTTCCCTCCGGACACTTGTACATAATCCGAGCAATTAACTTTGCCGCGCCAGGAGCGATGGCCCTTGGGTTCTCCACGGTCATCGTATATCCAAACTTGTCCACGGTCGGGCTGGCGGGGCCGCTGAACTTGGCGACTGACGGGAGTGCCTTGTGAACCATGTAATCCGAGTCGCGCACCTCAAGGCTGAAGTCCTCAACCGTGCAGTCGTCTCTGATCTTTTGGCGGGCGACCACCACCTTGAACTGACCGGATGCTGGACCGTTGGTGATGCTGAAGTGATCTGCATCCCACTTGAGAATGTCTTTGGGCGGCAATTTGACCTTGTCGTAGAGCGAATAGCCGCCGCCAATCATCGCCATGACCGCAGTCGCGACGGCGACAGGTTTGGTAATGGCGTCGGTGTCGATCACTTGTCGGCCTTCCCGTCAAGCTTGTCATAGATGCGCTGGAACATGGTCTCGATGTGCTCCATGCGCTTGTCTAGGTCAAACCGGCTGACGTAGTTCTTAGGCAGGTCTACCTCCAAACTATGAAGGTCTGATCTCAGTTCCTTGACCGCGCCCCAGACCTCCCGCGCAAACCAGCCGCCGATGGCGATGGCCGCACCGCCGACAAAGTTCATTAGTGTCTGCGTGTCCATCATCGACCTGCCAACGAATTTTGATTGCGACCGGGCGACAACGCGTTGTTACCCCTGCGTATCGTAAGTGTGCGCGGGATCGCAATGTCTTCCAAGCCGCTTTGTTGTAGCTCTTCGCTTGCAAGCGGGCCTGTGATGACGCTACCCGCCGTAGATGCAGGCGCAGTCGGTGGCATCTTTGGTTGAAATCCTTTTGCTTTCGCCACGCGCTCTTGCGCTTTGGTAAGTACCGCTATTGCGCTGTCAGGGTCGTCAACCATCATTTTGTAAAGCGCAACCGCAGCTTTGCGGTTGACGCGTTCTTCCATTTTTACAAGACGATTACGAATGGTGGTGTACACAGGCGTAAAATAATGCGGCGCGTCTCTGACCGACGCGCCCATCTTACGCGCCTGCTCTGTTGCTAGTTCTGTCGCCATGCCTCGTTCAGCCGCGCCGCCTTTTGTCAGCTCTGCGATCTGTTGCATACGTTTTATATCGTTGGCGACAACTGTGAGATCCGTCAGTTCCGCAGGAGTAAACGTGTCCGCCAGCTTAATTTCTGTATTAAGTTTGGTTGTCGGCGCTTCCTTGGCGACCGCGCGGACATCGCGCTGGTACTCAGCCATGCGCTTCAGTTCGTCAAAAGTCTTGCCGTCTTTCAGCCCAACTTTCAGCGCCTTGGCGTTGTCGGTCAAATACTGAAGCGCCTTCTCAGGCTCGTTAGCTTGGATCAGTTTGACCGCGCGGTCAGTAAGTTCGCCTTTCAGCGCGTCCATAGCCCCCGGCGATCCCTTGAGTTTAGATTGCACAAAGGACATGCGAACCGGCGATTCCAGCGCAAGATCGACGATACCTTGCGCGCTCAAAGGCTTTCCTTCAACGCCCTTAAACGTCTTAGACGCCAGCTCCAAATCCTTCATGCCTCTTTCGACGGTCTGCGCGTCTTTCAACGTCGCTTCCATCGCCGCGCGAACATCGACGCCGCCTTTTTCAAGCGCGTCTATCTGTCTGGCGTACTTCTGTTGAAATGCAGCGGCGTCCTCAAGTTTGACCGTTTTTGTAAGCGGGTCTGTTATCTGGTCACGGAACTTGCTCAACACGCCGGTTTTCATAGCATCTAGCGCGGTGGCGTCACCTTTGAACGTCGTCAAAAATTGATCTGCGCGCGTTGGTGCCTCAAGAAATTTAGTTACTGTTAAGTCGGGAAGCATCCCTGGTTCGTTCTTTTTTGTTGTGCGGAATATCTCGACAACCGGCCCCGTCTTAATTTGAGGAACGGTTTTGGTCCTGAACGTTTCCATACCCAGCTCATGAAGTGCTTTCACTTCAGGTGAAAACACATCACTATTTTTAATCGCAGCGCTTATGGATTTGTTGAGGTCGTTCAAATTTTTAAGTTCGCGCGCGCGGGTTGGGTCTAAAGTTGAAAGAGGCTTTGCCGCTTTAACGTCAGCGTTTACGGCCTCACGCAGCGCGTTAAGCGTAGCCAGATCAGCGCGCGCTGCGGTAGGTGCCCCCGCCGCCTCACGGAATCCTGCGCCGGGAGCCAACTCAGTCCACGCGCCGGGCGTCGGAGGGCCTTGCAGCCCCGCCAGCAACTTTGCAGTTTCAGGCGCAGTAGCGGGGTCTATCTGCGACAGAGGTTTGCCAAGGATGCGCTCCGCTTCAGACACGATGTTAGAAATGTCCGTTGTAGCCCCGCCCGCAAGTTCTTCAGCTTTTTTAAATGGCGTAGACACTTCGGTCTGCAACCCTTCTTTAATTTTTTGCGCGCGGGCGGCAATAACTTTGCCGGTCTCGGCGGGGCTTACGTCCGGGAGCGCCGCAGGGAGACCCTGCGCCGTGTTCTGAAGTGCGGTTCGTTCATCAGCCAATTCGCGCAGCAACGTGTCGCGCACCTGCTTTAGCTGAACCGTTTCAGGAGCCATTGTGTTCGCGCGCGCCGCCAGATCGGCGTCGATACGCTGCAACTGCCCCTGTATTGCTGCGATCTTCTGTTGCTGGTTTGCAAACGTCTTGCGCGCCAATTCAGGACTAGCTGCGCCGAGCCCCTGCTCCAACCCCGCAAGCGTGGGGCTTTCAAGACCGCCCGCCAAAGCGCGTTCCGCCATCGTAGGCGTAGGTGCGCCTGGGGTCGTCTTCATCCCCTTGGATGCTTGCAGAGCTTCCACAAGCTTATTAACGTCTTCGGCCTCCATGAGCGCGTTGGCCGCTACTCGCTCAGGGGCGACCAACGGCGCGACTACCCTAGACAGTGTGCCGTATGGAGATGACTTTGCAACTACGTTGGCGGCTTTTTGCGCTCCGTACAGAACGGGCGACAGCGGGTCAGTAGCGATAGCGCCTGTACGCAGCGCGCCGGACACTTTAGGCGCGAGCTTAGCCGTTGCCAGCGATCCGCCGGTCAACAACGTGCTTACATCAGAAGCAAAACCGACAGGATCGGTAGCGATCTTGTTTTTGATGGCGTCTTCGCTGCCGTATTCCGCCGCGTACTGCCCGCCAACAGACTGAGCAAGTTCGGTTATCCGTTTGGCGGCTTCAGGGTTGTCGTATTGATCTATGAAGTTAAACACAGATTGCGGCAACACTTTTTGCGCGCCGACGCGCAAGCCACCCGCCGCAAGATCCGCCATGCCGCCAAGTGTAGTCAACGGTTGTGAAACGGCTTCGTACAGGCCTTGCCCAAACTTGGCGGCGGAGGGGCCTATGTTAGAGATAGCTTCGCCCGGCACGTCCGCCCACGACCGACGACCAACAGGAACGCCTCCTGAAGCGGGTGCGTCAAGCGTAAAACCCGCAGGCAATTCGCCCCCCGCAGATGCGGCGGGCGGCGCGTCGAGCGTAAAACCGGGGGGAAGGGTTGATGCCATTATGGTGATGTCCATTGCCCGTTGCGGAAGACAAGTTTTGCGCCGTTAGGGCCAGTTGCCGTTTGGCCTTCTGCGTATTTGCTTTCCTTTGCGGCGGGCGCGGCCTCACCCCCAACTTTAACCACGTTTGCGTTGCGGTTACGTTTCATAATGTCAAGAACTGCCTTAGCAGCAGCCACTCGATCCTCAACAGTTTTTGATTTGTCCGCAAGAAGACCAGCTTGACGCTCGTAAGATTCACGGTCGGCGTCCGATTGTGGGCCTTCAAAGCGCGGCACCATTGCAGTTAATGCACCTGCAAGAGGTTCAAGCGCCGCATTGGCCCTTGAGCCCGGCGTAGACACGCCAAACACTCGCAAGGTGCGGTCTACGCCCGCGCCGATGTCGCTACCGGTTGCCCTGCTAAGCAACCCGCCTGGCTTAATGGCGTCACTTAGTTGGCTTATCAGATCGTCGTACTTTGGTATTTTTTCGCTTGCTTCAAATTTAGATTTTGACTCCAGTTTAGCTGCTTCGGTCGCGCCAGCAACTTCTACTTTACGGATGTCGGCTTGACGTTCAGCTTCGCCGCGCGATTCAGGCTCACGGAAAATGGACAAGCTGGGCACGTTACCTTGCTGACCAAGCATCATAGGCACGCGCTGCGCGGGCGGCGGCTGAAGCATAGCGTTAGGCGCGCTCCCTGCCATCGGGGGTTGCGGCGCAAGATTGTTTACTGCTGGACCTCCGCCGCCGCCTGGCACGGCCATCGGCACCCGGCGTTGCGAAGCGCCAGACGGATCAACCGCCATAACGCCAAGCATTGGGTCTACCATAAGTTTAGGTTCTTTGGGTTTAAGGGAAGATACAATTTCAGCGGTCGTCATCATTGCG